CAAATCAGGAACCTTCATCTTCGATATCGCCAGATACGCGCGGGCGAAGGCTTCACCAATTGTATCTCCAACTCCATTCATCACTCCGAGGATACCCGCTCCGCCAGTCGATACAAGCCCGTCTTCCTCACGACGTACATCGTAGGGGTAGAACATCTCAGCGTCAGCTCGACGAAGTCCCCGAACCGCGACCCCTGATTTGGCATGAAATTCCTCGGAAGGCCAGGGCGGCAGCGAAAGCCGAACTCCCGCAGCAAAGCCTTTGTTGAGGGTGTGGTCGCTAGATCGACTACCGTTAGAGCACTCAGAAACGAAGGATCCAAAATCTCCATCAAAAAGCCCGTACAAAAGTGTGGGGAAGGCATCGTAGCCGAATCTAGGAGTGAATTCAAGAGCATAGATATCCTCGTTGTTTACAACGCAGTTGATGTCGAAGGGGCCGACGTAGTGTTGCTTTCGCAACAAATCTGTTAACTTTGTTAACGTTTCTGTCACAATCGGATCGTCGGAGTCGCAAGCCCAAACAACGTTGCCAGTACAGCCTCCAGAGGGTCCGATATCTCCAGGGAGGAGATGCTTGCGTTCAATGGTATGGTTGAACATCCCCTCAACCCACTCCCCTCCGGCGAACCACCCCTCAGTAGAGACTGCAATTCCATCGATGAATTCTTGGACTGTAAGTTCAACTTCGTCCTCCGTGTGAGACTTCTTCAGATGCTCCAGCCATGACAAAGCGTCCTCTTCGTCGACAGACACAAAAGAAGGGACGATACCGCTGAGCCGACCTCCCGGCTTGAGAACTATTCTCCCACTTCGTGACATCTTCTTGACAGCTTCGACGGCATCGTCCCAGACGTGGGATGTTATAGACTTCGGGGTCGTTATGCCCGCTTCTTGCATCACCTCCTTTGAAGACTCGCGGTCGCCTTCGAGCTTATCAGCGAAGGAGCTACCACCAAAGGTTTTAATCCCTCCATCTCTGTAAACATCCAACAAAGGACCAAAGCCATTACAGTCTGCGACAACGATCTGACCTTCGACGTATCCGACTTCGTCGGTATGATCTATCATTCCTCGACCGCAAGGCTCTGATTTTTGCTCACCAACCCAGATGCGAGCATCGTGACCCTCGGCTTTCAGCCGTAAGGCTAGGCCGATTCCGGCACCGCCATCCGATAAGATAAGGAATTTCACTTGACGTGGACGTACATCGTCCCCGACGCGAGCGTCGGCATGATGAGCCCTTCGAACCAGTTTTCGAGGTTAAACGTCTGCGAGCCGTTAGCAGCCTCTGCTCTTAGTGTAAGAATAGGCTTCCCGTTTCGATCATTTAGCGTAGCTAGGTCGCCCGCAAGCGCGGGGTTGAACCAGTAGACGAACTTGATATAAACCTGCGGTTGGAAGATAACTCCAGCACCGGGAGTATCGAGCTTCCAGGGACGAGCGGAAATGTCATTGGCCACGAATCACCTTCGTTCGTAGAGTGCCTTCAGAATCTCATCCAACTTCGTAACGATGGCGTTACGAGTTTGAGCGAATCCCTCTGACATTCTATCTAGCTTGTCCAACAACCGTAGGTTGTGAGAAGCCAGAACATCCTGGCCCTTCTCCATTCGATCCAGTACCTCGGCTGGAGACCCACGTCCTTTGAGGACTGTCTCTAGGGATTCCATCACGACCCTCCTGATATCATTCGCACCGTTTCGCTGACGGAAGAAGCTGAATACTTCCCGTACAACGACTAATATAGCTGTTGCAACCGACGCTATGATAGCAGTTATCTGTCCGGTCGAGGGATCGTTCAAACAACTTTACCTCACGAGTTCTCCGACTCTCCGAACCCTTCAGGGGAATTATCCTGCATAGGTCCGGTGGACGGAGCAGAAGCAACGACGGCTAAGAACAAAGCCTGAGTATGGAAATCGCAACCGACATAGCTACCGCTGGTGTTGTTCCAGGTACGGTCAGAGCCACGGCCGCAGACGCAACAGTATTGAACTGTCATTATTGCCTCCTACTGACTTTTCAATGTATGTATTAGTGAATCTGCCTGATCGATAGATATTCCTAGAATATCAGAAACCTTCTCTGCATCAGTCGAACTTTGCAACGAGCTCACATAGTCTCTCTTTGGCTGTTCATCGTTTTCAGACCGTTTTATCCAGTTGCAATTTGCGCAAAGAAGCTGAACGTCCACCGTCGTACCGTCAAGAATTCTTCTGTAGCGAGTCAGTTGATTTGTCCCTCTAATTGCTCTTATTCCGTCTCCGTTGACATGATCAAATTGCAAAGCTCTGTGGTCTGAATAACCACATCGAATACACTTACCTCCGAGTTTCTGTATAGCGGCAAGACGGAGCACACGGTCTAGCTCCTTTTGTTTGATACAGAAAGAGTCTCGATTTTTTCTGTACCACTCGTTGCTTGCCTTCGTCATCTCAAAATGCCTCAGCGTTAATTGTAGTTGAATTCGAAGACAAACTCCACTCCGTAGAGCCGATAGGCTCCGCCGGCGGTCGTGGTGACACTAACTTCAAACCACAGCTCGGCGTTGTCGGTGACCATATAAATTTGCTGCGCAACAGGGAAGTTGATCAAGGTCACATACGGATTCGCTTGCGTGGCTGTCGCTAGACCGTTTGCGCCAGAGGCAAGAACAGCCGAGATCGCGTTAGCTACGTTGTTTGCAAAGACGGTCTTATCGATACGGCACGTATGAGCCGTCAGGGCTGCGCCAGTGATAAGGTAGCGTAGCTTCAGTGATAGCGGCTTGATTCCTTTAACTTTCAACGCCGTTCGCGGAGTAATCTCTTGCCCTGTATTCATCGCCGGGATTACATCCGGTCGATAGACCTGCACCTGGGCTGAGCCAGGAATACCCGTACCACCAAACTGCTCCTGCAAGTCCTCACCAAAGCCAGAGCGAACCGTCAGAGCGTCAAGAAGACTCGCGCTGAAAGTGATCGGACCAAGAGACGCGCCTACGTTGTAGGAGAGGTCTCCGGCAGCATTCCTGGTCGGGATGGTAGGCGCGCTAGTCCCGGCAGGGACGAAGTCAAGCGCAGCTATAGAGGTAAAGCCGTCTGTGAAACCCAAATCTTGTTGATATCTACTCTGTGTATGCGGCAAGTGAAGCCTCCTTGGCTTTGCGTCACTAGGCAGTGACGGCTAAATTGCCTAAACTTTGGGTGCCCAGTGGATACGTCCGACGCTACCTAGCCCCGAGGAGCGTCTTCTGAGGAGCAGGGCACCCTTGAGGTCTTTGTGTTTTAGAACTCTTCCATATCTTGTGCGAGTGGCTGTTTCAGGATGTCAGCAACAGCTATCTCCTGATCTGCGCTTTGCGATAGCACGTCTTGAATGATCCTCTGACGTTGCCAGATCGTTGGATCGTCCAAACACTTCGGGCAAAGGATCAAGCCTCGCTGACGAGCTAGCTGAGACACACGATAAGCCTGACCACAGCGGTCACAATCGTGCCAAGGGTCACCGAGGACTCCGCTATGAGCTTGATTTGGCATTTACGGACCGTTGCTACCGAAGGTTCCCTCCCAAACTGTCGCGCCTACACTAATCCTCATAAACGATAGCTGTTTGATACTTCTAGTATCGAAGTCGTCAGCGAAGTCCTCGTCAAGCTCGTGCCGAACGAAGAACTTCAGCCTATGCGACATCTTATCCGCCAGGACGAACCACGCACTTTGCGAGGTCAGATAGTGGCAGATGAAGTATTGTAAATCCTCCGCGAGGATCGCGTTGATTTCATTGTCCGCCGTATACGGCTTGTGAGGCGACCCCAAAATCTCGCGGGCGATCCACTTCAACTCAGGTGGAATCACGAGCGTCCGTGGCTTGATCGTTACAGGCAAGCCTTGCGAGTCTGGAAGACGTTCGAAGAAGTTGATCATTAGCTGAATAGCAGTGAAGCTAAGATCAACGTCCACTGTCGGTCGATTCGGGTATGTACCGGCTGACGCAATGATATTGGCTATGCCAGGAGCGACAGACGTCGCGGCATGCCCGCCGAGTAGGGGGTGTGAGGTGTGAAAGAGGGAAAGACCGTCTGTCGTTATGACGGTCGTAAAGCCGAGGTTGAAAACGTTGAACGCCTGTTGCTCCTTTACGAAGTGGGCACTTCGTGCCAAAGCCTTCGGCACCTGGTTGATCACGTTGTACTGATCGTCCTCGTAGAGCTCGAAGCTCGACCGAACACCCAGACCGTAGGTCAGATGAAGATACCGCTTCGTGCCGCCTTGAATGGCATCTGAATAGACGATGGCTTCGCCTTCTGGCTTCTCCACAAGTGGGGGCAAGCCAGCGAATTCCACTTCGTCTTCGTAGGCCATCTTCGACGTCTCGACGTGGAAGATATGAGAATACTCCTCATCGCGCTGAAGGAGATCGACCCAATGGATAAATTCGTCGTGTAAACCTGGCGCCATGAGTTGTGCGAATTGACCACGAACCATTGTCACTGTCGTTTCTCCTTTACGCGAGCAACTGCGCCGCTGCGGCGAGTACTACGAAGTACACTCCCCGAGGGGTTGCAGACTGGTCGCCGGGGTCCAGTTTGACAATCTGAACCACGGCGTTAGCCCCGGTTTTTGTCTTGTCAACAAACCAGTGACCGTCAGAATCCTTTGTCATACCGTAGGTCTTCCCGACGTCAGTAGCGGCCAACGTCTGACCAGTTGGGTTGATCTGTCCTTGAAAGACGTTGTCTGCTTCGGCAACCTCGAAGCCAATACGGCCGTCGTTGAACAGCGGGCGACCAATGTTCTTTGCAGAGGTCTGAAACGGAACAGAACCGAAGGTTAGAGACTGGGCCGAAGGCACCGCCGCCGTTGGGGCTACGCCGAGCGCAGCGAGGTTGTTGCCAGCTTCTTTGCTGAAGCCCGCAATAGCGTTCGCCAACGTGGTTCCGTCCCATTCTTTCAAGCCGCCGTCGCCGGCGGCTATCTGAACAGGGACACCGACCAAGAAAGTCTGCGAGGCTTCTTCAATGATCCGCCGCATACGCGCCTGGTTTCCACTTACAGTTCCGACTGCATGAATCTCTGCTGATGCCATGTTTTCGCTCCTTACTTCGTAAGATCGTCTACAACTGCGTTGTCAGGAATGAATGGCTTAATCTTTGAAGCAAGCTTTGGATTCGTTTGAATCTCGCTGAAAGCAGAAACGAGTTGTGGAGTTCCCTCGTCGGGAGCGCCGTCGTTCGTAGAACCAAATCTACGCACGCGCTGACGAGCGCTCTGCTCGTTCCACTTTTGCTGTCCGACGTAGTCCGCTCGGGGCATTTTGAGGAGAATTAAATCTCCGTACATAATACGGTCGTCACGAACCAACGACGGTGGAGCGTCTACGACATCAGCAGGCGTAGCCGGCTGGAAGCCTTTAGCTATAAGCTCGTCGTAGCGCATTCCTGACTCCTTCTCACCAACCGCTCGATTGCCCCAATAGAGCGAGATGTTTGGGTTCTTCGGCTTGAGATTGATGAAATTCGGACTACGAAGTGGCTTCGCAATGATCTGCTCGTAGGGAACCTGCTGCGCAGGGGCAGGTGCTACCGCAGGTGTCGGTGTAACCGGCGCAGCCACCGGAGGTAGGTTCTTCGAAGTGATTGTTGGTTGATCAGGCATCGTTGGCTCCTAGCCAGGAACAAATTGCATTTGCTTCTTTCGTTTCGCGTAGTTCTCGTAAGAAACCTTCATCTTGTCTGCGACATGCTTCTCAGCGTCAGTAAGCTCGTCTTTCTTCTCAGGTTCCGCCCTCGGAGCGACACTACTTACGCCGGACTCGATGAAATTACCGTACTTCTTCTTGCGAATCTCTGGATTCGCGAGATCATCCGCGCGAGTGCCTTTGAGGTAGTAAAAGATACCAAGCCACGCTTGAGGGGTAGCAAGCTGAATCTGGGGGTACTTCCTTGCTTCAGCATCGATATCGACAGACCAGGCTTGGAAGAGACGGCCGTCCATTGAGCGTGCCTCCGCCGGCGAAGCCATATCTTGATTATTCAACTGCTGCTGAGCAAGCATCCGGGCGGTCATTGCTGCGGTGTTGACCGCGACTTGTGCCAAAGGCGCGACGCGCTGGCCGAAGGCTTTGTCTGGGTCTTCAACGAAGTTAGCGAGCTCTTCGGTTTGATTCGTCCTCTGCTGATTCTGCGCCGCATCCCGCGAAGCAAGCTCGGCTTTGATCTTATCGACCTCGGTGTTCATCTCAGTGTACTGAGTACTAAGCTTCGCGTTGTTAGCCTCAGCAGCTTGAAGCTTCACTCTAAGGCCTTCTGCTTCCTTCAGCGAAGCTACGATTTGCTCCGGGGTTTTACCCTCAAGCTCCGGAGGAATCTTGTTTTCTTCCTTCTTCTTGGCGTCCAAGCGGTCTAGCCATCCCATGATTTAGCTCCCTTTGCTCCCACTCTCGAAGACTTTTTGAGAGTTCTGAAATCATTAGAAGATAACGAACTGCTCCCTGAGCCCTATGAATAACGGAGGGGTTATCGGCTTCTTCCAAGACTCCTCTATTCCTCTCGATCCACTCTTTGACAATCTCATTGAATACTTTGCCCTCCGGCTGGTCCAGCCATGTCAGGAGGCGGGCCCTGGTTCCCTTGTCCAGATTGCTGAGGGGCATTTTGTGGTCCTCCCATTTGGGGTCGGAACGGATCGGGTACGAGCCGATCGACTTCATCGTGACCGAAATTGCGTAGAATCGACTTCATCAAGAAGTTTGACGCTTGGACGACTTCTACGAAGTACTGCTTCACCTGCGGTGGGGTCATCATGCTTTGCATCGAGCCAAGAAGCTGCGCTATCATCTGGTAGTGTCGGGCCATTATTTGCGACAGAAGAATGTCGTTTTGCTTCTCAACTTCTTTGTTGACCGACGCAGTCGAGGAGTACACAGGAAGGCCCAACTCGCGAGACGCAATTTTCTCAAGCGCAGCTTGGATTAAATCGGCTTTCTTGCCGAACAAGGCAAGCCGCGACTTGTGATTTGTGCTTTCAGCACCGAAGCGCCCGTATTGATAGCTAACGAGCCGCATCAGGCGAACGTGAGCGTCGCGCATGTCTGAGACATTCAAATCCTTACGAGAGTTTCCCTCTTGAAGAATGGACAAAGTCCCCATCGCGCTATAAACGCCTCGTTTGCCACTCATCACCCCCGCGCCGAAGCCTTGTTGTGGTGGTGAGACACCGCTTCGCCGCTCTGCGAGTTCAAGGCAAAGCCTCTCCTCATCGATATTAATCTGACCCAGCTCACCGTGAGCCAAAGGCTCAATCTCGTCTTTAAGTGCGGGAAGCATCGCAGAGGGATAAATACGATAGCCTTGATGCAGCTTAGAATCAGGATCGACACGCCAAACACGAGTATTTGCAACAGTTTGGTTATCACGGCGTCCGCTACGGATCTCAGAGGCTTCTTCCTGAAAGGGCCAGATCGTCTCTGCGAAGCCGTAGCCATGGTACATGTCGTCGCGGTGCGCCATGCGCGCGCCAACGAACCATTCCATTCGGAAGTTGTCGTAAACGACGCGCAGGATGGTGTCGGACTTTTCATGATAAGTAACAATCATCCTCGGCGCGTGAGCTTCGTCCTCAAAGCGCCAGGTTATATAACACTCCCAGATGTCCCATTGCTGGCTCGGTGACTCTGTACGTGCTCCGAGGGTTTCTTCTTTTTGTTTCTGAACCTCGGTTGGTGAGGTCCTGTCAGGAATCTTCAACACGGCATCGACTTCTGTACGCTCGTAAACATCGGTAAACTTACGTTCTTCGAGTTCATGCTTCAGCATAACTCGCTTGTGAGCCTTAAAGTCCGCTGCCTCAATAGTCTTCGCCATCGGCGGGATGTAGAAGGAATCGAAGGGAAGCTTCTCGGGCCGTGGGCCTTCGTA